TTTACCCCCGTAATACTTTGATTCGTTCCTACAGTTGCAAGATAACTTGTATTAGCACTTAAAGTTGCATCACCTGATGTAGCACCGCCTGTTAATCCAGTACCAGCAGTTACAGATGTAATATCCCCGCCACCTCCACTAGTAACATCAATAGTAATAGTATTTGCATCTGTTCTAGTCACCGTTGCAGCGCCAGAACCAACGAAATTCACATTATCTGTACTTGCATCTGATCCTGTTAATCTTAGATTTGCCCCAGATCCAGCAGTTTCTGCACTAATACCATATGTTGTATTTGTATCTGTGCTTGAAGTTCCTGCACCAATTGCTGATCTAAATGTGGACGCATCTAATGCTGAAACACTATTATCAGCATTGACTCTTAAGAATGTTACTGCACTTGGGTTAGTTAATGTGAATACATTAGCACCAACACCAGTAGCACCTAAACTTGTTCTTCCTGTGGCAGCAGTTAATCCTGTAGAACCACCATCCCATTTTAATCTATCAGTATAAGCATCGTTCCAATTAGAGATATTAGCTGATGCTACACTAGCACCACCTATATATGCGGTATCTGATAGATAAAAATATTTCCATCTATTAGTTGGTATACCTAAATATTCTGTATTATCAGCTATAGGTGATACTCCAGCACCTGTAGCTATACTTTTTGTTGCTACATTACTTATCATTTCAAGCATATTAGTGCCGTTTACTGCTACCACCATGGCATCAGCAGAATTTTGATAATAAATGCTTGTATCTGTGGTTGTATTTAAATCATCAATGAAATTAAGGGTTGCGCCAGCGCCACTATTATTAATATTAACACCTGTCGCATATATTCCACCTGTAAAATTCTTTTGCCCCGTAATTGTTTGAGAACCGGTAGTTAACACATAAGATGTGTTAGATGTTCTTACCACTGAAGCATCTACTGCAAGAGTAGCATCACCAGATGAGGCACCGCCGGATAATCCATCACCAGCAGTAACGCTAGTTATATCGCCGCTTCCCCCGCCTCCTTGAAGCCCTGTAATATCAAGTGTGCTAGTAGAATTTTGAAAATATAATCTGTCGCCGCTCGCAAAAAGTCGATGTGTAGAAGATGTATTTAAATTAATAAATCTATTATTAGATATTAATACATTACCAGTAGTCGCAGTATTTGCGGAATTTAATTGAATTTGACCTCTGCTCGCATTAGCATCAATATAAATTACGTTACCGTCAGGTGCGGTTGGACTTGAATTAGCACTAATCTGATTGGCAGCATTGGTCGTAAGATATAATTTGCTACCACCTGAAGCATCACCTTGACCATCCAAGACCACACTATCATCAAAATATTTTATACCCCCGATCGTTTGTGTGCCTGAAGTTAAAACATAAGATGTATTAGATGTTCTAACAACTGACGCATCTACAGCAAAACTACCAGTAGATGTAATGGTAGTAGGCGTTGCTGTAAGTCCTGATCCTGCGGTTAAAGATACTGCACCTGCACTTGTTCCAATTGGAGAGCCATTAATAGTAGAACCTGCAGGTAAATTTAAGACCCCAGCTGAGGGGGAAGATAATTCAGCACTTCCAATGTATAATGTATTACCTGAAAGATATAAATCTCTCCAACGATTTGTAGGAGTTCCTAAATCATAGATATTATTACCTGCGGGTACTAAAGGTGCGCCAACTACGGCAGAATTAGCTGAAGCTGTAGCTGTCAATGTTAAAATACTATTACCATTAACATTGAATACAAGTGAATCTGCTGCATTATTATATCCAATACTTGTATCAGAAGTATCACCTAAATCATCCACAAAATTAAGTGCCGCGCCACCAGATTTATTCAATGTGATCATGCCGTTAGAACGGACATTATCAGCTATAATACTTGTTGCTACTCTAATCTCACCTGATACTAATACATTACCCGTAACTACATTCCCTGATACAGTTAGATTAGAAATATCTGTACTCGCAATACCTGCAGCTAATCTTGCATTTGAAACCGCACCTGTAGTTACATCAGATACTTGTGTAATAGATCCTGATCCGGTACCACCTAAACCAGTAATATCTAAAGTATTAGTTGTATTTTTAAAATATAATCTATCGCCACTCGCAAAAAGATGATGCGTAGATGATGTATTTAGGTTGATGAATCTATTATTGGTTATTAATACATTACCAGTAGTTGCAGTATTTGCGGCATTTAATTGAATTTGCCCTTTGCTACCGTTAGCATCAATATAAATTACATTTCCATCTGGCGATGTTGGGCTAGAATTGGCGCTGATTTGATTTGCAGCATTGGTTGTAAGATATAATTTACTACCACCTGAAGCATCACCTTGCCCATCTAATACTACACTATCCTCAAAATATTTTATACCATATAAAGTTTGTGTTGTATTCGTAATAAATGCATTTGCAGTAGTTGGGAAAATATTGTCAGTATATAATTCCACATTACCAGTTTTACCATTAACCTGGGTTACGTTACCTCCGCTGCCTCCACCATTAGCAGTATTGGTAATATTAATTGTGGCAGTCGAATTTTTAAAATATAATTGATCGCCGCTGGCAAAAATATAATGAGACCCTTGTACATTTAATCTCAATACTGCGCCCGCAGGCATAATTACATTACCGTTTGCAACAATATTACTTGTATATAAGTTTAGTGTCCCTGCATTATTATAACTACCAATAGTTATAACGTTAGCATCATTTGGTACAGTAGACCCTGGTGTAGATTTAGCATAAATTGTATTATACCCAATACTATCTAAATACAAGGAAGGTCCACCTACACCATTACCACTAACAAATACATTTCCGTAAAAATATACTCTTGCTTGTCCGTTACTTTGTATAACATTACCACGTAAATACGCATTATCAGAAATATGAGTATTTAGTGCATCTAAAAATACGCTACCATTACGAGAATTTGAATTAATATAGATTAGATCGGATCCTGTAGAATAAATCTGATCTACACTTGAACCACCAAGAAATATATTTCCTTTAAAATAATTAGCAGAGGATAATAATTCTAAGTTTCCAGCTACACCAATTGTATTAGGAGACTTTAGGTAAAAACCAGTACCAACGTTACCTTCCCAAGAATAACTTGGTCTAGTTGATAATGAAGTAATATTTGCTAAAAATTGGCCGTTAGCATAGATGCCACCAAAATTACTATTAATTTTTTGAAAGGCAGTCCTTAATGGGTCGCCAGTACTATCATTAGCGCTCGCCCCAACATTTATTACTAATACGTTACCTTGTAGCATCTGATTTTTCTCTAGTTGAACTTATAATATTTATGGTTAAACTGTTCTTACTATCATTTTATTAATAGATGGCGTCAATGCTGAATTAGTTGATACAAAATCTATTCTAATTTTAAACTCTTTAAATTTACTATAAGTTACAGTACCGGCTGTATATGTTAAACTACTGAGTTTTTGGTAAATATCTTTAACAAAAGTTTTCAAATCTGTAGTATTAACTAATGTAGGATCCTTTTTTCTAGGCAATGCTATCCATTCATTGTCCTCTATATCATCATCTCCTAATCCTAATAACTTACAATATACATAAATGTTTGTATCTGCAGGTTTATTTACCCCAACTTCAACACTTATACCAGTAAATTCTTTACCATCCTCGACTTTATATACTTTAGTAATGTATGTGGACTCAGTTGGAGTAGTAGATGCGGAGCTACTTGATAATGGATTATCATTGAATACTACAAGATTAGTGCCCTGCAAATCTAATATTGGGCTAACATACGCATTTTGATTTGTAAATGTAGTTTGAACTTTCACATCACCTGCAGCATTAGCAGTTCTATTTGTATCTAAAACTACAGTATAATTAGGTGAAACACTTGTGGGAGTTACTGGGAATGCGCCATCTTTCTTAGTGAAAATGGCATAATTTACATCTGATACACCAGTAAAATTTTTAACTACTGGAATAAATTTAAATCTGTTATAATAATCAGTTATAGTTGTGCTATTAGAAATGATATTGAATGTTACTTCACCTGTAGCAAATTTTGCTACATTTAGTTTAAAACAAATATCTGTATCTAAATCTGGATTAGAATAATCAGCTGTTTTAAATAGTCTTCTTACATTTTGATTTGATAAAACATTATTAGTAGAATTGTATATACTTGCACCGAATGTGCCATTGTATAGTTTGTAATTTGCTGATTCAGTAATTACGCATAGTGCATATTCTTGATTTGGTAAAAGATATATTGGTTTTTTAAATACAAAATTTGTATTTTTAGTAAGGTCTAATCCTGAGCTAGGAGTTGTAGGCACATTTACATTTGTAGGTGTTTTAACAACGTAACTTTCAGAATATACTGATGTAGTAGACGGAGTACCGCCCACAACATTTCTTATTTCAACAGATACAGTTTTTGCAGAATCTTTTCCATAAAAATATAAATCAACTGAGGTAGCAAAAACACCGTTTGGATATACTAGTGGATCTATGAAAAATACTTGTGCTAAAGGTTCAACATATGATTTTTTGGTTTGCCAATCTGAAACATCTGGATTAGTATCAGTTATACTTGCATCTGCTGATCTAAGTAATCTATCATTTGCTTGAAGTGTTACTAATTGTATATCCTCCCCCACAAGAAACGTAGTCGTAGCATAAATTTTACTACTTTCAAAACTTATAGATGAATCTCCAAATTGTACTTCTAGTACACCTATCGGAAAATTTAAAGTAGTATCACTCGGTATAACTATTTGCCCTGTAGCCATACCCAAACCATCTGTTACAATTTGTTCACCAAAAAATCCAGTTTCTGGTCTAGTATATGCAGTAATAGACTGTTTGTTAATATATGGATACACATACGTATAGGCGGGCATATTTGAAACTTGGAAATTTATTACTGTAGATCCTGCTACAGTAGAATATTCCCCTCCTTCAGATTTACTAGTATTAAATGCCATTTCTTACCTTTATAAAGTGTCTGAATTGATCCAAAGATCAATTATGCCTGTATCGATATTTTTAACAGTATTATTTGGATTACTATATACTGCCCTTGTAGCATCTTCAAGAGCTTGCTTATATGCAGCAGCATCCGATGAAGAACTATACGTAGCTTTTACCGCATCAACAGAGGTCGTAGACCCACTAATTAATTGTTCTAAATTATCATAGTTTAATGTAGCAAATTGGTTTCTTTGATCGCTGGGTCCGGTATAAACATTAGTTATAACTCTATTTACCGAGGTTGTTCCTTTAGGCGTAACGGTTACTCTGCCTTGCAGAGAAGTAAGTTCAAAAGGATTCACAACTATCGGACCATCTGTAGAAGCATCAACAAACTTAATCATTGCTTCTTGTGAATATGCCATAGAAATGGTATTAGATGTTTCAACAATAGATGAGGGTAATGCTACACTATCAAGTTTAAATGTAATACTATCTGTTTGAACAGTTGAACCTAAGGCTCCTTTAGACGTATCAATTGTTCCTTTAGTTTTATCTAAATCTGTGCTTCCTGATAATCCTGTAAAACTTTCCGTCACTGTACTTAAAACTGTGTATAAACTATTATTATCATCAGTAATAGTATTAAACGACTGATTGTTAATAACTTTTATTAAATTGGAAATGATAACTTGCAGATTCCCTATTCTAGCATCTAGATCAGCGATATCCCTCATAGTGTAACGTTTTCTTGGAACTAGATTTATAGAAATCTCATTGCGATTCATAGTGTAAGGAGCAACTGATGCATATCCCAAAACTATTTCTTCAGTATCATTCAAGTTTAAAATTGGGGCTGGTGCTGATAAAGAAGATATACCTTCTTTGATGAAAACTCTGCCCTTTTTATCTAATACAAGAACATCTCTTCTAGGCAAGTAATAATTATAATCTGTACTTAATGTATACACATCTATATTAGCCGGAGTAATAGCCGGTTGCATATTGTATCTATAATTTCTAGTAGTAGCATCAAAATGCTTAGAACTACTATCCTCACGACGTGGTCTAAAATCTATCACGTCTGATAATGTAACATAATTCCCAGCATCTGTCTTATGAATAGGAATACCACTATATGCTAGACCTGCATTTAAATAGGTATTAGCTACAATGGGCCCTGTGCCAGTATGAGTGAAATAACTAAAAATGAAGAATACATTTGACTTAGATGTAGTATTAGATACCGACCCATGATCATAAAAACTATCTTTTTGCCCATTATCCAATATATAGGTTGATAAAGAATCTGTTGCTAAAGGTGAAAAATTAGCAGTTGGGAAAGACGTATCTATTGTAGTGGTAACATTACAATAATACCCAGTATTATTGTATGCTACGACGTTTCCCTTATAATATGTTGTTCCTGATGTCCAAATACCACCATGTGTATTATTAGAAGGAATAGTGTTTGCATATAAAATCTTATAAACATCACTTCTACCTAAAGTGACGAACGTATTGCCGGTATTTCCTGCTCTTGTGAAATCCACTAAAGCAGTACCTATAGTTAAAGTCTTAGTTCTATAATTAACCGAAGATATTGAACCTCGTACACGTTTAGTTACTAGAATATCTGCCGATCCACTAAACCCAGAATCTTGTGTGCCGATTTCTAACTGTGTGGAAGAATTTAAACGTAATTTAGACGGAGTTAATGAATATTGCCCTAATGCTGTACTACCTCCAGAAGTAGTTACTGTCATAGCATAATTAGTATTTAACGTGCTTCCTGGCATACTACCTGGACCTACATCACCGACCCAAGTTTCGTTTCCTGTTAAATTAATAACGGCATTTCCTGAAGTAAATGCCTGATTTTTAATTGTAGTTCTATAATAAAAATCTAAAGTATTTGGGTCAACCCCTGCAATTCTTTTATTTAATAAACCAAAGTATCCTTTTTGGTTTGGAGAATCATATATTACAGTACCATCAGTGCCATATAATAGAGCTTGATTATTAACATTACAATAAAAATTAGATGTCCCTGATACGTTGGCAGTAAAACTTCTAGCATTAGCAAAGGTGTTAGTTTCCATATTTATTCTATGGAAATATAATCTATAAACCTTATTATTGCCTAATGACTTTGCACTATCATATTCTACAGCCTTTAATGTAGCTGTACCAATTCTATTTGTTAAAGTGTAATTACCATGAATTTCAACATTAGCATAGATATCTACATTACTTGGATTTAATTGAGATTTACTAAAATCCTCAACTAAAGTATAATTACCGAATCTTGTTCCTATCTGTGAGGCAGTAGCTACTTTAGTATCTCTACCTTTTCTTATTTTTACTATTTGTGAAGGAACTTTTACTAAATTACCTCCAACAAAATACATTCCACCTACAGTAGAATATTCAACGTTTGCATCATTAACATTAAAAGAACTAGGTGTGACTAAATTTAAATCCTCAATATTATAATTTCCAGATTCTAAATACGTTCTTTCAGCAAGTGTTTTAGATAAAGGATTATCTACATTCTGTCTGTTAACTAGATTATATCTATCACCTAAATAATTCTTTACTGCAATATAATTATCATACAATCCTCTATTAGGTTGATTATCAGTATCCAGAGATACTGTTACATATTCTACATTTGCCTTTAATCTATCCGCCCCTGGCGCAAAGTAGTTTGTGCTACCTACTGCGGGGTCAAGTAGTGCTGGATCATCTTCATAACCAGTATTAATGAATTCTAAATTAATACCTACACTTTTATACGGTGTTTGATTATACTTATCCACTAAAACATTAGCGGACGGCGATTGAATGAAGAATCCATTCTTATAAAATACACCAGGATTTACATGTACATATAAAGGTAACTGGGTATTTTCTCTGATAAAACTTACGACTCCTGACGATACAGTTATTTCAACAGGGCTAGGTTTGTTCAATTCTAATTCGGTACTTGACACAACTTTAGAAACATAAAGTCCAGTGTCACCATTAGAAATAATTAGAGAAGGATGATTTACATAATCTCCAGCTAAAATATCTGTTGTTGCTGAAGATAGAGTAACTGTTTTGGAGAATTTAGGTATACTGCACGTAGATGTATAAATTACATTAGCTGCTGTATTTGCAGTTGTTGCAGTAGCTGTAACTGTTGAACACGCTGCAGCATTTTCTGTATTGTAAAAATACAATACCTCATTTTGATTAAAAATACCTAACTTTGATCTACCAGAATTTCCTTGCCCAGTCCAATTAATAATAAGTGTTTGTGGGTCTCCAACCGTTCCAGAATCAGCGGCTATAAATTGAACTACTTTACCCACAACGTTGGATGTAATCCCTCTTACATACTTATTAAGAACTGCAGATGTAAGAGGAGTTGTATTAGAAATTCTTACAGATCTGGCATTATAGTTTTCTGTAAAATTCGCGCCTTGAAGAACAACACCATCATCAACCACATAATTACCAAGTGTCTCTATTTGATTTTGTAAAATAGTTTGTAGTTGAGTAAGCTCTCTGGCTTGAACCGCAACACCTGGTTTAAATAGTATTCTCTGATAGTTATCAGAAGAATCAAAATCATCGTAATAAGGAAATGTATTAGTTATAACGGCCATTTTAGATCTTTTTAAAATTTAATAACTAAATTAAATGATTCAGTCTGTGAAACATTTCTTGTTATAGCAGGGTAAATATTTTCTACAAAAAATACTTCGCCCTTATCATGGTATATGGATGGTGTATTAAGTGTTGATACTATGCCAGTAGCACCGGATACAGATCCAGTTATTCTTTCTCCAACTTGGAACGTCTTAGAATTGCTTGTGGCATCCTGAGATTGTATATATCTCAAATATTTATTATCAGACGATACATAAATTACATAAGCATTTGCACCTGTAATATTACCAGTTACATATTCATCATTTAAGAATGAAACTGTAGTATTGCTCAGTAAATTTAATGAATAATTACCATTTATTGTGGAAACAGTGGCAACAGTATTAGCGCCTCTTAATATTGGATTTTTTATCAATCCTATTCTTCTATAATTGTGAGGAATAAAATTATCCTCAGCATATGGAATATTAGAATATGCCATAACATAAAATGCGCCAAGTTCTGTTTTAGGATCATAACCATGCCCACCCTGCGGGCCAATTACCGCATCAACCTTTGCCCCAGATCCACCCGCAGTATCAGTTATAGTAACATTAGCGAATCTATATCCATATCCTGCATTAGTAATATTAATTTTATCAATAACATTATTAACTACGTTAGCAGTAGCAGTTGCTCCAGTGCCATCGCCTGTTATCGTAACAGTAATTGTACTATTAGTTACATAATTAGCACCAGTATTCTTCACCACATAATGATCAATCGATCCATCCACTGCTGTTTCGACAACACTTACTTCTGAATCTATAGGCATATAGTTTGTGGTTAAAAATACTTGATCAGCACTTTCTATAGTATACAAATATTTCCATTTATAACCGTCAGCATATTGTTCAACATAATTAGTTGTCAATGTAGGTTCAACAGTTGAAACTGAACTATTATTGGCAATACATTTAAAAACATTATTTGCCGAATTGACAACGTAAAAGGCATTGCCAATAAGTGTAATATCTTCACTATCGTATATTCTATAAGATGTGTTAGCTGTCCAAGTAAATCTAGGAGCTACTAATTTTAATCCTGTGTTAGGTATCCTCTTAAGAGATATGATTTCATCCCAATATTTGTAATCATATGTATCAGTGTCTCTAAAAGTATAGATGTCTTCACCTATAACAAAATTAGATGTTTCGACTTGTCTTCTGGTAGAAACCCCACCTTGTATAATAATATTCGCCCAATAGTTAAGACCATCATCATCTGGAGATCTGAGGAAATAAGTATTATATAATTGAGTAACAAATGCCACATTCGATCCAGAAAAACTTCCAGCAATATTTGCATCTGCAATATATTCACGAGTCCATTGATTAGGCCTTCCAGTGAATACATATAAAGTGCTTATAACATTACCTTCACCCTGTAAAAAAGGGTCTAATTCTATTTGTCTTCTAGTAGCAGCACCTGAATTTAAAACATTGACCCAATAAGTTAAGCCTGGAGAATCAGGTACTCTGCCTAAATAGTATTCATATAGCTCAGTTACGTAGTCGGTATTTGACCCGACGAATGTACCAGCTATATTAATATCCTGTGGCACATTACTAGATGCGGACACCTGAAACTGGTCTATAAAAGTCTTCGCTGATGCGACTCTTAACTTATTGGTAATTTTAGATGTCATGTTAAATTAAAATATTTATTAGGATATTGTTATAGTGACATTACTACTTTTTGCAGCTTCCTTCACTGTCTCTTTTCTATAATCTGAGAATCTAGCTAAACCGGCAGGGTGTAATAAATTATTAGTAACATCTCCCCACACTGAAGAATCTATTCCCGTCCTTACAGTATATGAAAATGGTTGATATTTGACACTATCTGATTCTGCAGCACCCCTACTTCTCCCTTGTACAACAGTTAGGTCTGATAATAAACTATCTTGCTTATTCCATTTGCCAAGATATGTGCCAACTATACCTGTAGTTAATGACAAGTTAGCTTGTTTAGATTTTAGTATAAACAAATAACCAGATGTGGTTGTTGATCCGCTTGTAGCTATATCTGCAGTATAAAAAGTATTATCCGAGGTAATCAAATTAGTATCTGCATAAACAACTACAGTTCCTATCGCGGGTCCAGCCACGTCAATAGTGAATTTATTCCTAAAAGGTACATCTTTTACTTGATATATACTGTACTCTTCTCCTACGAATCTTTGTATTTCTTGTAAATAACTATTTGAATTCCCTGTAAATCTTACTAGTACATTATCGCCTATTTCCAAACCATGCTCATAACTTAAGGTAGCATATAATATATTAGCAGCACTAGTATAATATGAACCTCTTATTTTTACGTTAGGAGTATAAATTTCAGCATCAGGAATAGAATTCACTACATAAGTTAAATTTTGTAAATTTGCGTAAGTGTATACTGAGGGATCTATATTACTAACGGCAATTTTATTACCTTCAATATAATTATTTCTAATTGTCACAAATTTTGATACAGGCCAATTGACGATTGATGCACCCGGCTCTTTACCTGCATTCATAAACTCTATACCATATTTTTGTGTCTTTGTGTTTCCTTGTCTAGTATCCCCTATTACATTATCAACAATAATTAGATTTGAAGTTCCATCAAATGCTATACCAGATTTGCTCCAATATTGAGGATTAACAGTTATTGTAGTATTAGCACCGTTATCATAGATAAAACAATTAGAAATATTAACTTGATTTGAAAACCCTTCTATTCTTATACCGGTCAACCCATTATTAAACGAGCGACAATTTGTAATAGTAATATTATTTGCTCGTAAATCTATACCTGATTCAGAATTATTATAACATATGGCTTCTGTAATAAAAATATTACTTATATTGTTTGTATAATAACCGTAAATCCCCGCAGCGCCTAAAGCACCACTAATTAAACTTGGATACGTTATCAAACCATTGTTGTAAAACTTTCCACCATAGATGTATACATTACTTACACCTATAAGTAGTCCATCTAAATCATTATTGTATGCCTCACAATTTATGTAATATATTTCTGAAGTTTTCCCTGAAGGCGATGATCCGGTCCAAAATCCCTCTGATATATCATTCGCTGTCATACCAGTGCCTGTTACAGTAACATTTTTAATTAAATGCCTATAACCTTCAGATATACCTAATCCAATACCGTAAGTATTTGCTATTAGTAGATTCGTAAAAATGTTATTATTGGCAAGGTAATTAACTATACCATAATTTTCATCTGGATTACTGGTGGTATTAGCAAATGCTTTATTACCTTCTATTGTTAAATCTGAAATAACAACATTTGAATTAGTCACATTTCTTAAAACTAAATTAGTAGTTCTAGCTGTACTACTTTGTTTTCGCAAAATTGTACTAGGGCCAGCACCAAATACTGTCACATTAGATGGAACATCTAAATATCCCGATAATATATAAGTGCCGCTAGGTATATAAACATTAGCTCTACCTATAGTCACCGCTAATGATCCTGCAGCATTTAAAGCATTTTGAATATTCGCATCATCAATAGATGTTCCATTACCAGAGGCAAAATAAGGGGAAGCTTTTACATTGATGGATTGATTCGCTAATACGGACGGAATATAAAATCCAGAGGGTATATTAAAAGATGTTTGTTGTGTATAATTTGGTACAGCAAACCCATTAGCTTTTGGTGAAAAATGTACTAGCTTAGCTTCTTGAATAGCACCATAATTACTTAGATCACCGGAGTCATGTATTTTAGTAACAATCCCTTTGCCTACATAACCTTTACTATCTATAGTAATATCATCGTTTATGTTGTAACCAAACCCACCATTATTAATAACTATGCTAGTTAAAACGCTATAAGGTCTAACAAAACAACCAGACTGTTCACCAACTAAAAAGGTATCAAATTCCACTTTACGTCTAGTTGTATACCCATTGCCAATTAAATTTGTCCAATAATTAACACCTGCTGTTTCACCTGTTCTTTTAAAATAAGTGGTATAAAGTAATTTGACGAAATCCTCATCGTTACCTTCAAAAGAATATGCTAATTTTTTATCTGCTACAGTAGTTCTTGATATTAATTTTGTTCCGAAAATCAATTCATCTACTATAAAGTTGCCATTTATACTACCAGGCTGAAGTAATAATTCTACAACATCTAAATTATTATCTCTATGTAATGATACTTCAATAACTGTTGCAGTGGCTGTAGATGTTTGTCCTTTAATTTGAGTGTTTTTAAGTACAAAAGGATCGCCACTTACTAAATAAGATTTAATAACCTTCGGCTCATTCCAGTTACCGTCAGAAGGTTTTAATACATAATCAAAAGGTTTTTGAACTTCTACATCTACACCATATAGTATTTTAAATAGATATTTGAATGATAAATTATTGCCTTTAGATTTAAAGAAATCTCTAAGATATTTTATAACTACCTTTTTATTGGCAATTATTTCTAAAGGTAGCCCAGGACCATAGTTTTGCAAAAACACATTAATTAAAGAATCAATAGTTGAATCTACATCATGATATTTTGCTGCGTTTTGAATTAATTCTTGAGCATACGTATCCTGTTCAAGATATTCATAATATCTTTCTAAGAATGTTACAAACGTAGGATAATCCGCCCTGACAAATTCGGGCAGTTGAGATGTTATTCTAGAAGATACGCGTTCTGTAATTCTATTAATCATTTCTTGCTATTATAGTATATTCTATACCTTTAGTAACATTACTATTAGTATCTTCGTTAGATTCGTCTAATACTAAAATTTGCCCCTTAGAACTAAGTACATCATAATATCCAGGTTGAAGGTTAACATTTAATTTTAGATCAGTTTGACCAGACAAATATCCTTCCGGAGTCAATTCTGTTATTTCTATTTCACCATTATAATAATATACTTTACCTATGTTACTTAAAAGTTTAGTCCCGCTCAAATAATCAAATAATGCAAGCGTTCCAGTACCATTATTATCTGGCACAGTTGTGTCGGGTACATCTTTAATTATACATCTAGCAACTAATGAATTAAAGGTAAAATAAAATACTGAAGAATTTAAACTATTAGGCAAAATTCTATTGCTTAATTTAATCTTATTATCACCAGTATATGTATTGACGGAATTTAATGTAGGTGTTAATCTTCTTTGAATTCTTGGAACAATTGTACAACCAAAAATTGATGAATCAATATCAATAATATTATTTAATAATTTAACTAAATAAAAATCAAGATCAAATTTTTGTAACTGAGTTCTAAAATATTCCTTAACTGTATTGTCAGTAAAGTTTCTTATTTGTACTGCTGATAATGTAGTAAGTTTAGGATTATATTTTACTTCTATATCAAAACCAATATAGGTGTATTCTGGATCAATAAATTCAGGTGTAAGTCCGACTATTTGCTTACCCTGTAATAAATTTACTTTTATATCATTTTTTACAGCGTCACTAATTACAAACCCTGAAAAGGGTTTCAAAGAAATAATAACTTTTCCATATTTGGGAGGAATATTTTCTTCACCTCCCCAAACTGCTACAGATTCAGCGTATGGATAGTACTGTTGAATTAAAGTTTTATAATCATCTGTAGTTACTGCTCTGTCCAATGTTGCATAAGATTTAGGCGCATTAAATTTTAATTCTGTTATGGATTCCCTGGATGCTCCACCTGTCGAATTACTTACAGTTGCAACAGAAACATCACCTCCGCCAATTTCTCCACTAAATGTAAATGTCTGTGCTAATTCTGAAGAGAAATTTGCAGACGAACCTGTTGATACCAGATAATAAACTGTAACAATATTACCTGCAGTTAATTTCTTGCCTAAAACTCCGTCGCCGAAATAAATCTCATATCTACCCTTCGTATTTTCTTCTATAAAATATACATTGGATGTGCCATTCAAGGACACTATATCTGATACTTTAGTATACGTAGTAGTTGTTAGATTTGTTGCTGATTCTTGTACAGTAACATATAATGTATTAGTGTCAATATCAATATTTGGTATTTCATATTTTTCATCTGGACCAGGTGTCACTACTACAAATTTATAAACTAATTGTGACCCTTCTGAAATCTTAACATTACTAAATACATAATCACCATTTAATGGATTTATAGTAACAGGTTCAGTATTAACAAAAGTGAATGATGTGCCATCTATTGAAGTGGAAAATTGCGAATATCTTGGCAGAGTTAATGATGCAGGTGATCCTGTAGGATTAGCAACTGTTATATCAACGTATGCACTGGAAGCAATAATTGATCTTGGTAAATATCCAAATAATTTTGCTATAGAAACTACTGATTGCCTTTTTACTGCCGAATCAATAAACATTTCATTAGCAAGCATATTTGCCAAATAAGCATTGTAATGTGTATTATATGCTAGGACATCTAGTAGAACAGCTAGAGTTGACCCTTCAAAATCATAATCTGAAAATTCGGTTTGTGATTTTAAGTAATTCTTTAGATTACTTTTTATAGCATCAAAATCTAATTCAGCTATTCTAAGATTAGCCATTACCTTACTCTACTAATTAAAGTTGTTAACTTGATAGGATCAACTGTATTAATAATTCTGAATTCTAACGTGACTTCAATCGCATTAGCATCTTCTTGTGTATTAATTTGTACACGATCCAAAACTACTCTCGGTTCAAATTTTCTAACGGTATTAAATATAGTTTGTTCCATGACTCTTTTCATTATAGGGTCATAGTTTTCAAACATCAAATAATAAATTTGACATCCTATTTCTGGATGAAAAGGTCTTTCATAATTTTTTGTAAGAATTAAATTACGCAAGGATGCCTTTATTGCTTCTTCATCGAATTTTTTTGTGACGTCTGCAGTAGCCGGATTCTTGGTAAAAGCCAAGTTTAAATCTGAAAATTGTCTTACTTTTCTATTAATAGTGGCCATTAGTCTGCGAATACATTGGTTGAACCGCCTGTGCTGTCTGTTTTCATAGTGTCGTTTCGAGTATCTTTATCGCCCTGCCTGCATACTGCTTTACCCTGTACAAATATTGTACTACTACCCTCTACCATACTATCGTTTCTTGTATCTTTATCACCGACGGTCAAAACAGGTTGATCATTAATATAAACAGAAGATGTGGCAATTTTAGTGTCGTTTCGAGTATCTTTATCACCGTTTCTAGATATTCCAGGCATCTTATTATTTATTATGCCAGTTGAGTGAGACCGTCAGAATATTTGGCATGATTATTAAATGTCAATACCTGATTTCTGCGTTGTTTTATATTTACTGAAATATGAATCCAAGGATTATTAGTAGTTGATGCATATTCTAATAATAACTGGTCATAGTTTAATACTTTAGCAAGCGCTCTAGCAATAGTATAGTAATCCTTTTTAGACGCACCTTTAAACTGAATATCAACTGCTAAACCTAATGGATGCTGAGAAGTGGCCGAGGACCCGGATGCGAATCTAAATCCTGAAGTGATAAACATATTTGGATATAACTTTAGCACTGGCTCACAAATATTTAAAGCAACTGCTTGCATATTGTATAAAATTTCGCCGTAACTTAATCCTCGCTGTGCTGTTAATTTAGCGTTGGTAATAGCTGCCTTTGAGGACATCATAGCCAGAGTGAAATTAGGTGATAACTGGAAATTATCTGGAACAACTGATAATTTCTTCAAATTATTATTTGGCATGATAAAATCACTAGTACTAGTAGAAGGAGATTCTGAATCCACATTTACTGTAGGATCTTCAAATTTTTCTTGTTGAACAACCCCTGCGCATATTGCCACATTCTTAGTTTTTTCTATCTCATCAGAACTGGCACCAGGCTCTTCAGCAGTTAAACAGTATTTGTCTCTTAAAGTAAGTGATTGTGGATCATCTAGTTCTATGTAATTAATATATTTTCTACCATCTAACACACCCGCATATGAATTATTGGCATTGGCCGCTGGTTGAGATCTAGTAGCAAGAACAGAACTTGCAGCAGGAGTAGAAGGATTTAAATTGATAGGATTAGCTGTAACAGTTAATTGTGATGATTTTTGATTTATTGCTGAGGTAGCTTCTATATAGATATCACCATCCACTTTTTCGTATAAATCGGTAGAAGATGAATATAAAGAGCCATCTACATAAACATGCTTATCTACACCGATTTCCTCATACGAATTTTCTACAACTTTATTATAACTTATATTAGCAGTATTGTAAAATTCATTAGATAATAAATGCAAATTACCTTCGCTTTCTACATTTACAGTAGTATTAGATAGAATGTGCATTTCATTATCTGCTTCAATATAAACATTGGCACTTCTTATACTAATACTTTCAGTTGCGGATAAATTAAGTGTTCCTCCAGCTTGCGCTGTTATATCATTATGGCATGTTATATTAGTATCACCTTCTACTTCAATATTAGCATCATTGCCTACGTAAATATTACATGCACCATTTATAGATATATCTGCTCTACCTGCAATAGCTATTTTTCCATTACGATCTATTATTTCATAACTAGAACCCACTGATCTTTTTACAATAGAACCATTAGCATCAATTTCTATAAATGTGCCGGATTTATGATATACATGTAATCGTTCAGCCCCAGGAGTATCATCAATTTCTATTATATGTCCTGATTCTGTTTGTGTAACTTTATTATATGGGTATTCAGCCTTATAAGGAGATTCTGGTTGATTCCATGAATCGCCTCCAGGTAATTTAGCACCTATCATTCTATCTTGATTCTTCTTTTGAATGATAGTGCCTTGCACCTCACCTGTAGCCAGTTTATTCGTATCAGGTTTTCCTGAATAATCCTTTGTTGGATATGTCGCTGTTGGGTCAGTGAAACCTTTTTGAGTCGTTTCTAATTTATTTTTATTATCTACATTTAATACATCAAAGCGTCTAACCTGCCCAAGAGTTTGCGCTGTTTGTGCATTATTATACGTTTGTGTATATTGTTGTAAGGCTTGCGAACTATTACCAGAACTGAAAAAGTTAGTAGCTGAAGGAACGATAGGTAATACGTTGGTTCCCTTAGTAAATACTGAATTAGTGTAGTTACTTAATGCTACATTTACTGATTGATCTATAACAGGCAACAATGAATTAATCAATCCATTTTTTATTGAGCTAAGTCCTAGTATATTTTGTACATCTTGAGGAGCATTAAATGTAATTAAGTTGTTTAATTCCTTATTTGCCAATGTACTAGCTTGATTAGTAATACCAGGAGTCATAACTGGGTCTAATACATTAGTTACATTAGTAGGACCCAAATTTGAATTTACTACATTGAGTGGATTGTATGGACCAACTGCATTTGCAGGTATTTGATTTAAATTTCTATTACCTTGATTAATGGTTTGAGTTACTATAGTAGTAGCAAGATTCAATGCTATATCGTTTATAGATAAACTCATAGCTCTTGCTTGAATAGGAGATAAACTATAACTTGTTAAAGACGCAGTAAGCGAATTAGCAATATTATTTTTTAATGTTGTTGTTATATCGGTCATGCTCTTATCAGTGATAGTAACTTCTGTTTTTCGTTTTTATATCTATTTGAAACACCATCTTTTATATTTTGAGTACTCGATTTGAAATAGGTATCCACATTTGCTATTTTATATTCAGAAACAATTTCTACTATATCTTTATCAGTTAATTCTGCCTTATCTTTAAGTGGGGTAGTAAAAACACCTGTAGTATTAGGTCCCAACTGGACAGCTGTAGACCACACCAGATCTTGCACTGCTGGACCAAATCTACTTACTAATACACCCTTTCTTTCAAGATTAGCAACCATTACGTCGTAATATTTTTCTTTGATGTAATCGTGTTGATCTTTCTTAAAAGCATCTCTATATTTAGAAGCGATTTCTTGCCATTTGCTATCAAAAGCAGAAGTACCAGGCACGAGATCTGTAAATTGTTCTTTAAATTTAGATACTCTAAGATACTGTATAACAGGTGAATTTTTAGACGATGGTCTCGCTTTGCCGTTAGGCAATGTTGCTGGAAGATATGATGCTAATTGATATGTACCATATGATGCACCACCATAATCTCCTTTAGCAGCACCTGTGTAATCATTGATTGTTCCAGGACCCTTGCCCCCGGACTCATATTGTTCTGAAGTTTGCCCAAGTTCCCAACCTTCTACCTGAGGAGTGCCAGACCTTATAGGTTCTCCCTGACTATCAGTAACAACTTTGCCCTCTGAATCTTTTAAAAATCCATCATTCTTATTAGTAACTGAATCAGGTTCTGCTGCACCAAAAAACGATTTAGGCGGGGTATTTGTTGCTATAGTACCTAACATAGCAGGCTGCTGCATGTCCTCGCCATCGAGGAAAAACCCAAAAATCCATGTGCCTGTCACTGGACCTAATGGAGCAGACCCTAGGCCTGAAATACCTGCAGACGTAATAGGTTGAATAGGTATAGCCCAAGGCAGATCTTCTGTAGGTAAAACTTCTTTGTTATCAGTATGATAACCAAATATTCTAACTCGACATCTTCCGAGTTTTTCAGGATCCATGCGATCTTCGACTACACCGATCCACCAAATAAACCCATCTTTACTAAAAATTCTCATCTATTAAATCCCTTAGCCACAACAGATTTTAAACTGTCCTTTATAACTTCACAAACCATTTTATGTTCATGTCTTTTAATCAAATGATGAATAGCAGTAACTAAATAATAACCAGAATAAAGAGGATCTTCGTATTCATTTTCAGTTGTAGCATCATCCGCAGGTTTCAACCCAGGAAAACTTAGATAAAGTTGTGAGCCAACTTCCATATCTGTTCTACCACTAATAGTAATATTCATTCTAAATTGTAATAAGTCTAAAAGATTAGATTTTCTATTTCCATATATATCTTTCATCTTTTCATTAACATTATCTTTAAACCCTGTAAACAACTTAGGTTGTACCGGATAAAAAGAAATATTAGATAATGGATTCCGTATAACTTCTTCTGCGTCTAAACTAAAGAAGGGATTAGGATTGGCATCTAGATGCTTATAGTCAAAATATTTTTCGGTATGATCATAATCTACAGGTTCATAGATCTTATTGTTTAAATCCAAAGTTATTAATCTATTAGACAAATATCCATTAGTATAATTTTTAAATGTGTCGATCCCATCAACCTGAGTAAAATTATTAACTATGAATAATTCTTTACCTATGTCTGGGACAGTTGATGTTCTTATGTTCGGTATAGATAAACTATATGTTCCCATGTAAAGATTATTTTTTCTTGCAGTATCAAACAAATATTCCATAGTAGTTAAATAGAAAGATTTGTTTGATTCATAGAACAAGAAGTTACATGCTTTGCCCTCAGCAGGAATAGCTTTGGATGCTAACCATTGTATAATTTTAAAAGGAGTCCAACCTGGACTAACAAATTTAACCTTGTTAGATGATTCAACTAATACTCTTAATTCAGAAGTTTCTACTTCTTTCGGAATCCTGTCTGACGTATCTAATAAATTGTTTTGCGAAATATAATTGGAAAACACGTCGCCTATAACATCTGTTACTAATCCCTCAAACTTTTTAAAGATCGGCAAATTAACATCATAAATTATTTCAGATGATACAAAATTTAAAGTGTAAACCTGTGTATTTTTATCTCTTACTATAGATCTATTTTCTATTCCAACTACTCGAAATATCTTATTAATAGACTGTTCAAAAGATGGAGTAACTATTTCAAGTAGTAATAATTCTTCACCTACAATAGGTAAAATTTCTATAAGGTTTCTACTATCTGAAAGAGTTAATTTTCCCCTAATACATGGTCTATAGATATCTTCATATAAATTTAATTCTAAAAAGAATTCATCTAAATTCATAAGAATACCAGTAGAACTAAATAATTCTACTTTCTTTATATAGACGTCACCTGCCTTTTCTAATTTTTGAATATTATCTTTATTCATTAAGGCTTAATTTTTATTTCTAATTCTTGTTCTATAGTTGATATGAAATCTGGCTTCAATATTTTTATTCTGCGTTTATCTTCGTTTAATCTTTCTTCATACGTGTAATTTGAAATAGAAGTAATCAAAGCTCCAGCCTCATATACTTGATTTCCATTACCATCCTCATAATGATGGGTTTTACCAAGATGATCTGAAAATAGTTTAATATAAGTTAAACTTGATTCTGCAGTAAAACTAGCACCTGAGATATTAAAACTTGTCTTATTAGCTGCTATAGATGAAATAGTGCTGTAAGTTCCATTATTTGCAGAATTACTTGCACCTGATATTTCTATAGAGTCATTTACTTCTAAAGTTGTAATAAATCTTATCACTGCTGGGTCATTACTTGATACAGTACTAGATGATAAAGAAATATTTTTAGATCTAACAGAATGATACTTATCCTTACAATATTGTATCAAATCATAATTAGATAAAGGCCATTCGAATCTCGGATCAAGTATATCATTACAAAGTAATATTACCCAATGTAACATTGGATTACCGTATAACTTATCTGCTAATATTTCAGGGGTTTCACCATCCTTAATATCATATTCATCAAAGGCAGTATAATTACTTTTAGTCTCTTGAGCAATGGCTACGCGTCTAAATATATCGGTCACGATTTGCCCTGAGGCATAATCGTCCAATGTGTAAATCATATAAGGAAATTTTTCGAAATACATTAGTAACCTTCTCTAGCTTTTTCTCTAGTGATTAGTTCTAGTTCTCTGAATCTTAATGACATTATTATTTCAGTAGGCGCACCACTTCTGAAACTAGAATATCCATCTCCGCTACCATATTCAACTTGTAGATCTTCTAAAGCACACGCCCCAAACTTATGAAAATATGTATTTTCAGAATTACCAAT